TCGAATATATTTATATATATCTATGAATAGAATAGAGTATATATAGTTATATATATTGGTGTTTATGCAATACTATATATTTTATAGTTACTATATATAGTATAGTTATATGTTATTGTTAGTTAGTGATAGTATCAAGTATTATGAGCAGGTCATAATTTTATGGTTAAAGTAGCATAATACGATAAATAGATTTTTTGGCGATTAGAGTAAAATTTTGTAAATCAGCCTGTTTATACTATGCAAGTGTTTTTCATGGAGTCGCTATTTAAAAATAATCACTATAATCATACCGGAATAATAGGAAATAAAAGTATAGTTAACAACATAGTTAATCATAGTAAACTATAGGAAAATATCCGATAATATAAATTATAGGATATTAAAAAGTCGGTGATTATGTGGTATTGCTGCATTTATCCATATACACAACATGTAATAGCCTGGTAAGATTTTTTAAACCAAACAGCCGTTCGTTCAAATCGACCTGGCGGTGTTAGATTAATCTGTATTCTATTATCACTATCACTACCATTTCTAATCGTTATACTCATGTTACAATAAAAACTACTCATAAAACTCCTATAATCAGCATAATATCTGCATTTTAAACATTTTTATTCCTTAAAAATCAAGTGTTAAATTAACTGTTACGGCTATTGTTATATCGTCTGATTCATAAATTGAACAATTCCTGTCATAATCAATGGATTTACCTGTATTTTGGAACTATTTATGAACTCTGTAGATCATATAGCCGTAACACATAAAATCGGAAAGAATAATCAAGATGTAGGTAAAATCTGAATCGGTACATTTTTAATCAAGGGTGTTATGTCTGATTCTAAAAGTTATCCACAAGTCCGAACAAAATGTCAAAAGCAACGTATATATATAGAAGGGTAAATCAAGATAACAAGAATTTTAATGATTATGAACGTAGTGAGTAATCATTAAAATTCAAAGAGTATTCAAGAGGTTAAAGTGACTATCGGAACTTTAACCGAATGAATACGATAGTCTACAGGTTTCAACGAAACGTGAGTTGAAGTTGAAAGCGTAGACACAGAATCTTGCTTTGCAAGATTCTTATATATTGCTCTAAAAAAATATTATTTATTTAATCTATGTAATCATTCATATTTGAATCATTACTGTCTTGATTTAAAGAATAGATTATAATTCATAAAAATACCTGTTTTTGATGATTATGATTTTCTACATGATTAATCATACCAATCATTAAAGATATGGTTCAAAACTATAGTAAATATTATGGATTTTGACAAAAATAAATGATGTTTCTGATATGAAGTGACCTGAAAAGGCATTTACATATAAACAAGTCTTTGATTCGCTTGTAAAATGAGAATCATGCCGATTAGTTTTAGATCACAGGAACTTTTCCGGTATTCTTACCTTGTGGTCATAGAACTGGTGCAGACGATATGTGACTGACTGATGTGTTGTTCTAACAGGTATTTATAAAGCCTAAATCTTGGACACATAAAAATTAAGCACAGTAAACAGAATCTTACGAAGTACAAGTAGTAGCTGGATGTTCGTTTGTAAGACTTGTATGTTGACGAACATAATAGTCTGAGTTTCCTTAAAGCCAGTGGGGAGAGGTTAGCTACCTCTCCGTTTTTATTTCTTGATAAAGCTTTTGTGGATTGAGCTTTATTGTGATGCTGTTTATTTGAATGGCATCTCCTCTCTTGAAAATGCCCTCAGCGTTTGCGGATGCTAAGGAAGATGCGGTAATCATGGTGTTATCGCATTTAATTTGCTGATTAGCCAATATATAGAAGTTTTCCTCCTCCTTTTACTTCTTCTTGGTTGACATAATGAGTTTATCGGTTAGCTCTGAAACCGATAACAATATTGCGGATATTAAGCAAGGTTGCTTTCCTGTCCTCATAAGTCAGTTAAGGTGAGTTCGATTCTCACATCCGCTACCATGCTGGTGTAGCTCAATAGGTAGAGCATCTGACTTGTAATCAGAAGGTTGTAGGTTCAATTCCTATCGCCAGCTCCATATCTGAGTGTGGTGAAATTGGCATACACAGCAGACTTAAAATCTGCAAGTCATTGATTTGGCTATGGGGGTTCAAGTCCTCTCACTCAGACCATATAGTTGTTTAGCTCAGTGGTTAGAGCAATCGCCTTATAAGCGATAGATATAGGTTCAACTCCTATAGCAACTACCAATCTCACGATAACCGGAAGTACCTTGTCGTGGTTCGTGAGCTTTAAAACTAAAACTTCCCTTGTTTGTAATGCTCAGTTTGCTTGCGACTGTAAGGCAAGTCTTTAATTCAATATTGAATGGACTGGTAACATGCGTGTCCAGTCGGTCTTATACGGGTGTTTCACGTATAGGCAATTATTGACCAGTCCGTTACGAAGTCTGTGACGGCACCGCCAGAAATGGTAGGCGGTATATAAGTTATCCAAGAACGCTCACCTCGGCGTGGTATAAGTAGAGGTCTATGGTGCAATGACGGTTCTTAGCGAATCGTCACTACCAGGAGTTCTTTTATATCTACATGACTAACTCGCAAGAGTCAAATTTCCTATCTCTACACAACTCCTGGTTTTAATCTTGGCATGAACTATAGATGAAGCAATTCTACCTATAGTCAAATGGTATGCTACGGCATACTCATTATATAGAGTGTTCTGGTTCGTGCGGATCGGAAATTACTCAACAAGCTCGTCTGCCATGTGTAGAAAGAGTATTCTGGAGAGAGTATCGCTACCACTCTCTCGCTTGAGGTGCAAAGGTGATACTTAGCGTATCGCCACTACTGCTGTTATTACTGATTAGAGCGAAATTTGTAATGCTGTGTGAAACAAAAGAGTAGTAACAGCAGTTTTTAATTTAAAGAGTGAAAAGGACTTCAGCTTTCGGAGCTGGTCAACTTATCCGTATCATTATATGTGGTACGGATTCTTTTATTTTAGGAGGGAAAAATCATAAGTACGTTAGGAATTATCGCAACTATGGTTTGCGGTCTTGGTTGCGTTTGTCTTTATTACGCATTCAAAATGTTTTTAAATCTGTTTTTCTTCAATATGTTATGTAAATCAATAATGAAATTCAAAAATGCTCAAAACAGTAAAAAAGAAACGTAATAAAGAACAGACAAAGAATAAGAAGAAATATCTTATTAATACAATCAATTCCAAAGAAAAGAAAAAAGAAGCAAAAAATTACATGAAACACTAAAGGAAGGAGGTTGATGCACATAGGTAGTATAAATGTTTTTTCTATTCTTGATGATTATGATAGCAATGGCATTAAGTCTGTATCAGAGAAAAGAAAAATGGAATGTGCTACTGATTTAGCTTTATTCGCAAAAACTTTCTTTCCCAATATATTCACTGGTGAATTTTGTGAGTTTCATTTAGAAGTTTTTAAAAAGCTGGAAGAACAGACCTTAAAAAATAATAATGAAAAATATTATTTTGTGAGAGCTGCTCCTCGTGGTCATGGTAAGAGTCAGATTCTATCTTTTGCTTATCCTTTATGGTGTGCTTTATATGGCTATGCTAAGAACATTCTGATTGTATCTGATACTGCTGAACAGGCTATACAGTTTGTAATGGCTATCAAAGATGAATTAGCAGAGAATGAGCTGATACTTGATACTTTCGGTAACAAGGAAGGCAGCGTATGGGCACAGCAGAAAATAATCACAAGGGATAAGATACAGATTGTCGGTAAAGGTGCTGGTCAGAAGCTCAGAGGTATCAAATACAGACAATTCAGACCTGATAAGATAATTATTGATGATTTAGAGAATGATGAAAATGTAGAAACAGAAGCTCAGAGAGCTAAATTATTGAACTGGTTTCAGAAAGCATTATTGCCTTGTGGTTCTGTCAATGAAAAAGTTTTCTATATTGGAACTGTCTTGAATTATGAATCGTTATTGAACAAGGTTCTGACAATGCCTGAGTATTCCATGTGGGATAGAAAGAAATATCAGGCAGTTTATGAGTTCTCAAAATCTCCTTTGTGGGATAAATGGGAAGCCATCTTACGTGATGAAAACAATCCTGATGCTGGTACAAAAGCTGAGAAATTTTTCTATGCTCATAGAAACGCAATGCTCAAGGGTACTAAGATTTTATGGGCTGAGAAGATGAAAGACCATTACTATGATTTAATGAAAATCCGCTTTATGAATCCAGAATCTTTTGATTCAGAATATCAGAATGATCCGATTTCTGAAGCAACAAGGGATTTCAAAGAGGAATGGTTTAGCTACTGGACGATATTACCTGAGATAACTGGTGTATATATTGGTGTTGACCCTTCATTAGCTAAGAAAGCTAAATCAGATACTTCTGCAATCGTAGTTATCGGTAAAGGTGCTGATAATCTCTTATATGTCTTGAACGCAAGTATAGCAAGGCGTAAACCGGATAAGATTATTGATGATTTAATCAGCATGTGTATTATGTATCGCAAAAAGCTTGTCAAGGTAGGGATTGAAGCAGTACAGTTCCAGGCTTTCTTTGCTCAGGAATGCGCTAAAAGAGCTATTGCAATGGATATGCCTTTACCTATAGAGCCTATGCAATCAACAATTGAAAAAGGTTTGCGATTAAAAGGTTTAATACCTTTTGTAAAAAATGGCACATTGAAATTCCATACATCACAAACTCGCTTGCTTAATGAGATGAAGCGTTTCCCCAAAGGTTCTGATGATGGCATGGATGCTTTAAAGTTTGCTATCGAATGCATCTATCCTACAGGTAGTGCATCATTACCAACAGGTTTATGTTTTGGTAGTGTAGGAACTATGTTGAATGCTTCTAATAAGAAAGAAGGTGTGATGTTTGCAGTTTAAAGTAGCTGGTAAGGAATTTGAACTGTTTTTTGGCAGACCAAGGAAAAATCCTGTCAGGGAAACAGTGATTATATATGAAAGCAATGGTGTTAGCCTTGTAAGACTTGGAAACTTGATTAAAAAACCTGTTACATCTGTATGTTTAAGGAACTTTGCTAAGATTCCTGTGTGTCGCAGAGCGATTCAGATTACAAAAAATGGTTTACTTAATTTACCTTGGGTAATTGAAAAACGTAATCTTAATGATACTTACGATTACAAAGATGAGATAGCTTGTATTTCAAACTGTATTGAAAATCCTAATAATGGTGACACTTACAGAAGCTTGTTAGGTGCTGCAATAGAGGATATTGAAACAGGTGATTGTGGTGCTATAGAGGTTTGCCGTAGTGGTGATTACAGTAGACCTATATGGTTGTTTCCGGTAGATGGTTTTACCATTGAATATAATGCTAACTGGAATGGTAATGAGAATACACCAAGGTATTACCAGGATAAAAAGAATGGTACTGAAAAAATACCTTTACTGAATCAGGACTTGATGTATTTAAAAACCATTGATTATACATATTCTCCATTAGGTACTTCTCCTCTTGAGAGTGCTTTTAATATAATCAACTACTTGCTTAATGTACAGGAATATGCAGGAACAGTATCAACTAATGCAATTCCTAAGTTCATTCTTAACCTTGGAAAAAATCTTGATGATAACAAAGTAGTAGCATTCCGAAAATACTTTGAGGAAGAGATTTATGGTACAGGTAAGATTCCTATTGTTGGTGGTTCTGATGGTATTCAGACACATCAATTAACAGCCATTAATGATGAAGGTCTTTATTTACAATGGCAACATTTTCTGATTACGATTATCGCTTACACATTCGGTATTGATCCGAAACGATTCAATGAAGGTTCTCAGACTGATAGAAGTACTGTTGATGAACAGAAAGAGAACATTATTGATGAAGCAATTAAACCTCTTGCTAAAGTAATTGAAGAAAATATCAACAAGAAAGTGATTTGTCGCTTAGGTCTTGGTCAGAAGCTTGTATTCCGTTATGTCTTTGAGGATAACGAAACAAGAAAGATGGCAAAGACAACAAGGATTACAAAGATTTTTGATGCAGATTTAGTTACAAGGAATGAAGCAAGAGAATTATTAGGTTTACCTAAAGAAAATGGCAAATATAAAGATATGTGTAAATCAGAATATAAAGCCGCTATCAATAAAGAATATCAAGTTACTGGTGGTTTTAATGGAGTAGGCAAGAACAGGTATGATGATAAAACTACACAAGGAGGTGAAGGCGATAATGACAGTGCAGAATAAAGACGTTTTACTGAAATTCTCAAGTTTTAGTTTTGAGGATATTCAGGAAGAACATATAAACAAGATGCCGTTTTCCGGTAACTGTTTACCGATAGGAACACCTTCTGATGGTATTCCGTATGGTGCTGATAAGCCGATTATATTTTATCCTGAAGCGATTGCTAAAGCTTTAGATACTTTTAAGGGCATGGGTGTTGATTGTGTTTATGACAATTGGAGCTATCCTTATGAAGCTCTGACTGGTCACGATAATAGATTCAAGATTGGTGTTGTTGAAAGTGCAAATATAAATGGTAATAGCGTAAACATTACTGGTCATTTATGGAAGAAAGATTTTTCAGATGTATGTTTTATGATTAAAAACGCTAAAGATTCTCTTGGCTTTTCTGTTGAAGTTAAAGTTAATGACATGGAAGAGGATGAGAATTACTGGTATATCAAAGATTTTGTGTTTACCGGAGTAGCGATTTTATATAAAAATTTAGCAGCATTTAAAGACACTCAATTAGCTGCAAGTCGCAAGAAAGAAGAAATGGAAGGTGGTAATTCTATGGATGAAAAAACTATGAAAGCTTTGGTTGAAGAACTGGTTAAAACTTTAGACTTTGCTAATGTAATTGCAGAAGCTCTGAAGCCTGTCAATGAACGTTTGGAGAAACTTGAAGCAAAAGAGATTGATTTCTCTGCTGTAAATGAGAAGCTGACCGCTATTGAAGGCAAGTTTGAAGCAAAACCGAAAGAAACAGAAGTTAAAGCTGGTGCAAAACAGCCTGAACGCAAGACAGAAACTAATCCTGTTGGTAAGGAAGATGAACTGTCTGCTAAAGAAAAGCTGGCTGCTGAAATTGAAAAGATTGATAATGACAAATTCCTGTCTGCTTCCGACAAGCTGAAGAAGAAAATGGAAATTTGGCATAAATCTATGAAAGCTGAATAATCAGTTAAAAAAATGATAGCACTCTAAGGAGTGCTTTTTTATTGCTTAATTTGTTACAGAAAAGAGGTAATGTGTAATATGGAAAATAAAATGGGTGGATTTGTAAGTTTCGCTAATGTTGCAGATGCAATGGGTAATGGTTTCATTCATGTACCTATTTTTGAAAAAGAAATTTTAGATTTAACACATAAACGTGGTCTGATGTTACAGCGTATTCAGACAAGAGAAGCTACTGGACAGCCGACACGTTATTTTGAAAAAACACAGCGTCAGGCTACCGCTGCTTTTAAAGACCCTCGCAATCTGGATGCTACTGAAGGCGGTCCGGTACGTGTTGAAAAATCTGCTTTCATTAAAGCAATCACATCTGCTATTAAATTTGGTCATTTTGACCTGGAAGTAAATAAGCAGCAGGGTCAGTTCCCTCAGTTAAAAGCTGATGATCTGAATGATATGGTAAATGATGTACTGACATTACAGGATTCAAAACTGTGGACTGGTGCTGCTACAGACCTGACTGTAAGTACTAACCTGGAATATGTTGGTCTGCTGAATCAGATTACTCAGACTGGTACAATTAATGCTGGTGTTAAGATTACTACAGCGATTCGTTCTGAAGTAGCTCGTCTGGCTGCACGTACAGATTATGACGTTAAACCTTCTGTTATCGTAGTTAATCCTATGACACTGGATTTGATTGAACAGGAAGAAGCCGCTGATAATAACACTCGCAAGATTTATGAAGTAGAAGCCGTTCCTGGTATCAAAGTACAGGGTATTATGACTTGCATGGGCATTCTGCCGATTATTGCTGATCCGTTCCTGCCGCTTGATACTACAACTACTTCCGGTTCTACAATTCATAAAATTGCCATTCTTTCTGAAAATCTGCTGGTTCGTTTCTATGTAGGTTCTCCGAATGTTCGTGTATTTGAGTTTGGCTACTCTGATTATGGTCTGGCTAAAAAGTACATGGCACTCCAGTATGATACTATCGTAGCTAAAGGTGCTGGTTACGCTCATACAATTCTGTCCAAGACAGTTGCAAATGCATAATTTAAGGCTGGCTTTATGCCAGCTTTAATTTTTTAAGGAGTTAATATATGGCAAGAACAAGAAAAGATACTGTAGTTAAAACAGAAGTATTGAGTAATATGATTGCTACAGCGAATGGTGAATCAATAGAAAAACGTGTTGATGTAAAAATTAAAGACAAGCTTATGCAGCATGGTACACATACAGTTTATCTTGGTGATGGTAAATTTGTTGTGTTTACAGATGGTGTTGCTAATGTAGCTGAGTCTACTAAGCCTGTTTTAGAGGAAATGGGGATTATCTGATATGAGCCAATATCTGACAGAAGAAGAAATCAGTACATATTGTACGGCACAGCCTGGTGTTACTGTAGCTGATGTTGTGATTGCTTCTGAGTTGATAGATGGCTATTGTAAAATGTCTTTTAGCGTAAACACAGCAAAAGAGAATGTAAAAATCAATCGTAATTCAAGAGGTAAATTACGGCATGGTAGGGTTATTGAGATAACCTCTGCACAAGAAGTTTTCCGTACACCTATGGGAACTACATCATATCCTGCTGAAGTGAGCGATATTGATTTAGACCTTGAAATGGACGGCTATTTTACATATCTTGCTCCTGTATCTCCTTTTATGGGATTAGGTGTAGGTATGTTTTGTGGTTGTCGAAACAGAATGAACAGGTTGTTAGAGATTGAATACACTTATGGATTTGAGGAGATTCCTGAAGATATTAAGGTTGTAACTGCTATGTTAGCGCAAAATATTAGACAGTTTTCTTCTTTTGCCGGATTGAAAAAGTTGAGTACACTCGACTATACAATAGAGATGGGTAATTCAAGTTTCTTTACTGAGGATATGAGAAATATCCTTAACAAATATAAGGAGTGATTTACGTGAACATACAAGGATTCTTTGTTCCGCAAACTCATATTTCTGATATTTATGATTTGAATGGTGAATTACGTGCTACCGAAAAGGTACATTACACAAGGCAAGGCATCTCTAATAATGATTTTGCTCATACACATAAATATAAAGGGTTATTAGAAGAAAACACAACAATGCAAGAAGGAGATATTGTTATAGATCAAACGAATAATGACACATACTTATGTATGGCTATGCGTTTGACACATTTCTCCAATCAAGCTAATCTCTGGAAATGTGATAGCGTGTGTGGTATTTATCGTATTGAGAATCAATATATTGGAAATCAGATTGTCGGAAAGCAGATGACAGAAATTAAATCTGATATTCCTTGCGTTCAGAAAGACACGAATGGAAGGATTAAATTCTTTGATGCAAGCTTACTTGAAAGTACAATAAAAGTAGTGTATTTGCAGTTTGTAGATTGCGTAAAGATTGCAGACAGGCTTGTTATTGACAATAAGAATTATCAGATTGATAGCATTGATTCTGCATCTATTAAAAATGTATTGATTTTACAGTTATCGGAAGATAAAAGGAAATTATGATTGATATTTCTAATGAAGTAGATGAAGCAATAAATAAGGCTATTGATGAAGTAGCTCCTACTATTGTTAAAATTATTAAGTCAGAATATAGTCATTATCCTGCATCTTTAGGCAAGGCTGATGTGAATACTGTCAAAAAGATTGCTAAAGAAGAGATTGAACTTGTCTTTAATACAATAGGTCAGAGAGCTTTGATTCTTGAGTATGGTAGAGGTTCATCTATGGACAGAGATAATCCTGCTTTAGATGAATACATGAGAAGTGATGTTTTCAATAGAAATCGTATTGGCTTAGAAATCAGAACAAGACCTAAAGGTGTTTACTATGATTTAGACGGAAATCCACATGTTTCACATACTAATGTAAATAGAGATTTGGAAAAAACGGGTAACTCTAAATATGCTCCATTAAAACCGGAACATATTGTTCGTGAAGCAATCAAACAAAATCTAAAAAAAATAATGGAAACTGTATCTGATTATATTATCAGGACAGTTCCTTTATATAAATTATTTACAGGAATGGAGGTCAACATAAGATTATGATTTACAGTTTTGACCTTCTGAATGAAATTTTTGAATGGTGCTTGAATGATGATGAAATGTGCAATCTTTTAGGCATTGATAAAGAAGCTGATAACCTCTTAGATGTTGCCAACAACAAACTAAGAAGGGAATATCAGACAGATGTTAATGTTGTTCCTGAAGATGTTCCATTTATTTCATTTTATTTTATGCACTCAGAAAAGCTAAAGAAAAACTGGATGTTAAATGTTGGCGATTTGTATATAGATATTTATACTCACACAATGTATGAAGCTGGACTAATTGCTAAACGATTTAGACAGCTATATTCTCAGAACAGAGAAGTCCTTCTGAATTATGAAGGTCAGCATTTCTCAGGTGTAAATGGTATATATAAATATCGTTTGATTTACAATCCTTTAGTTGATGGTAGATAAGGAAGGTGTTTAAATGGCAAAAATTGATTCTAAGAATTTAGTTTTGTATGGCATTGGTACAGCCTACTTGCTTGGTGCTGATGGCAAGGTACAGGCTAAGTTAGGTTCTTTACAGAACATGACTATTGAAATTACTTCCACTATTGAAGATGTATTTGGTGGTGACAGCCTGTTTCCGATTTTTAACTTTATCAAAGAAAAAGGTGCAAACTTTAAGTTTACAAACGCTTGCTTTGATTTAGGTGTTGTAGCTGCTTCTCAGGGTGTACCTGAAAATACTGGAGGTATTGCATTAGGGCATGAAGAGCTGACAATCAGTGAAGGTTCTGCTCAGTTAGCTGCTACTTCTGGTGTTGATGTTGACAGTGTTATGGTTATGCATAATGGCGAAAGCTTGAAAAATGTTGATTCCGTTGCTGGTGCTACAAAATCTTTCACTGTTACTAATGGCGGTGTTTTAGAGTTTAGCAATGATGTTACTGGTACTGTTGTAGTTGATTATGTATTTAATGTAACAGATGGTACTACAGTTGACGTTCTGAGTACATCTGTACCTGGTTATGTACAGTTACGGCATGAAAGTTTTCCGACAGAGTTACCGGATGGTCGCAAAGCTGTTTTGACTACTATTGTATATAAGGCACGTTGCGAAGGCGGTCTGTCTTTGGATTACAGCCGTGGTGAAGCGGTTGCTCCTGAGCTGTCTTTCAAGTCTGTAGACCCTGGACGTGCAGATAAGAAGTTTGTTTCTTATTCTTTACGTTACGTTGACTAATTGAAATTTTTGGGAGAGCTTTTGGCTCTCCTATTTTTTATTGTTTGGAAAAGAGGATTTTAAATGACAACTATTAAGCCTGATCCGTTTACTTCATATACAGATATTGTTTGTCGAGATGGTATTGAACGTAGGGTTTATCCTGCAAAATTGAAGTATAAGGATAAGTTGAGAGATTTAACTACTAAATTTAATGATACATATATTATTGGAAATCTTTTCAGTTTTGATGCTGAAGGGAAACAGAACACAGAAGCATGGGATTCTATGATAGAAGTTCTGGAACTTGCTTTTGATGGAAAATACACTAAAGATGAAATTGAGGATTTCTTAGACTTTGGTTTAGCACGTAAGGTCTTTGAAATTTTTTATGATATATCCAGCCTAAAAAAAAACAATCAGACGGAGATGACGGAGTAACAGATTGGAGTCAGCTTTACGCTTCTGTCATTCAAAATACATCTATGACAATGAATGATGTAATGGAACTCACAATCCCTCAGTTAGAATATATCCTTGAAGGTTGTAAAAAGAATAGTGAAGAGCTTGAAAAAGAAATAAATAAAGGAAATAAATCAGAAACTATGGTAGGTGCTGATGCAATCCAATATTTAGCAAAACAAGGTGAAGTGACAGGTAGGTGAGTATATGGCAGAAAACACAATTGATAATGTTGCCAAAATTAGCGTAAAGTTTGAAGCCGATAGAGCCAGTCTTTCTAAATTAAAAGATAATTGGCAAGAGTTTTCCAAAGAGCTTGAAAAAACAAGAGATACTGCTTCTAAGCCTGTCTTTAATACTGTTAAGAATGAGATTATAGAATTAAATAGTCTAATTCAAGGTCTGAATATAAATATTAACAAAATTTCTTCCAATGTTAATAGCTTGCCTAAAGGCAATTTATCATCTATAGCTGAAGAAATGAGAAAAATACAAGTAGCTTCTAAACAGATGCAGGAGAGCAAAAAGAGTAATAGTACAGCAAAAGAGTTTAAGAATTATCAAGCTGCATTAACTGATTTAGAGAATAAAGCTGCTCAATTAAATTATCAGATAAACCATCTTAAAAATGTTGATAAAACAAAATTAAGATTAGAACTTGAAAAGATAAAAAACCAGTACAAAGAGCTTAATAAAGAATCAGCCGATTTCCGAAAAAATATCGGTATTCAGTGGAGTAGAGGTTTTTATGATCTGAATAGTAAGATTGACTATTTTAGAGCTAAAATACGTTCCAAGTTTACTATGATGTCAGCAGAAAGATTGATGGACGTAGCTTTTACTGCTCCTGGTGAGCTGGTTAATTCTTTATCTCAGTTAGAACAGGCAAAAGTCAACTTTGCTCAGGTAATGCCTGATAGCTTTTCTAATAACCAAAGAGCCATGAATGAAGCTATGAGAGAGTTTATCAAAGTAGCTGCTGATTATGGTACTGAGGTTGAGAAAGTTACTGAAGCAGGAAGGTTGTGGGGCAGACAGTATAAAGATGTAGGTATTGTACAGGAGTTAGTAAGAAACAGTACTAAATTATCTATTACTGATAATATGAGCTTGACTGAGGTTAATAAATCTCTTGAAGCTACAATGCAGCAGTACGGAATTAAGCTGAAAGATGCCAATGAAGCGCAACAGGTTTCCGGTGAAATCGTTGATAAATGGGCGCATTTAGCTGATACTGCTGTTGTTACTGCTGCTGACTTAGCTACAGCAAATGAGCAGAGTGCAGGAGCAGCACATCAAGCAGGACTTAGCTTTGATTTCCTGCAAGGCATCATTGCTACAATGGCAACAAGGACAGGTAAGAGTGGTGCTGAAGTAGGGCGTTCTATTCGTTCTATGTTGGTTAGCATGAATACGGCTAAAGCACGTAAGGAATTTGCAGCTTTAGGTATTGCATTAGAAACTGTAGACAATAACGGAGTAAAGCATTTACGCAATATGGAAGATGTTATTGTTGAATTAATGCAGAAGCTTAAAGACTCTAATAAAGATATTCGTGATACTGTTTTAGCTATGTCTGGTGGTAAGTTCCAGTACAACAATGTATTGGCATTTTTAACTGCTTATGATGAATTTCAGAAAAACCTTAATCTTAGTAAAAATTCTGCTGGTTGGGCTGACGAACAGGTAAAATTACAATATGAAACTCTTGATAAACAGATTGTTGCATTAAAAGCTGATTTACAGGGATTAATTCAGGTAATCAGTGAAACAGGTGCTTCAGAAGGTATCAGAGAGTTAATTGGCATGATAAGAAGCTTTGTACAGGCTATGCAGAAAATAGACCCTACAAAGATAACAAGCATTGCTGTAACGATAAAGAATCTGGTATTAATGAGAGTTGGATTAAAAGCTGTTACAATGGCTTTAAGTCTTATTCCGTTAAAGATTTCAGCTATTAGTAATGGTTTGCGTAATTCAATTAATGTAATTTATGCAACTTCTGGTGCTGTTGATAAATTATCGTTATCATTCGCTTTATTGAACAGAGCATTAGGCATTGTTGGTTTGGTTGTTACAGTTATACAGGCAGCTATGGCTATTTATGACGGATTCTTAAATAATGCGAATGGAGAGAGATTAGAAGAAGCATTAGGCAATGCAAGAGTTTTCAATGATAAAAGAGAAGCTTTAGAAAATCTCAAAAAAGCGCAAGAGGAGTACAATACTGTTGCTGCTGATTCTACAGCTCAAGAGGAGGATTTAGTTAAAGCTAATGAAAATGTGAAAGAAGCAATAAACAGTCTTTTACCTTTACTTGATGAAGAAAGCAGAGCAAGACTTGAAAATGCAGGATTCACAAAACAGGCTGTAGAAAGTGAGATAGAAGTATTAAAGAACAAATTAGCTACTGCAAATGCAAATGCTATAGCTACAACTCAGTTTGAAATATCTCAGACTGAAGCTGTTATTTCAGGTACATTAGATCGCATACAGAGCTATCAGAAAGAGATTGAAGCAATTGAGCTTTTAATCCAGGCAAGACAAGCTTCTGCTGATAATATCAGGCAAGCAGGATTTTTCGGTTCTGACTTTATTGCTGGTCAGATAGAAAAACGTAATGAACGTGATAAGCAAGCTGCTGAAGGATTAAAAAGAGCAACAGAAGAAGCAAGAAAAGACTTTACCAATAACTTGAAAAAGCTTGAAAGCTTAAAAGGTCAGATGTCACGATTACAGGGGAATGTTCCAAAAGGTTCTTCTGTTGGTGGCTCTAATGCTTTAAACGCAGGAATACCTTCAAGAGAAGTTGGTGAACCTGGTTCAAAGGGCGGTAAAGGCTCTGGTGGTGGCGGTGGTTCTGGTGATAATTACGCTGCTAAAGCAGAACGCTTGAAGTATCAGAAAACACGTAATGAATTATGGTATGATGGCAAAATTGCTGCTCAGAAATATTCAAACGAATTAAAGAAATTAAGCAATGCTGAAGAAATCAATGGTATTACAGCAGAGATTTCAGGTAATCGGTTAGAGCTTCATAACAAACGTTTAAAAGAACTCACTGAATATCAAGGTCAGTTAGAGTCTTTCAGGAAAGAACTGGAAGAAGCTCTTGATGCTAAAATGGAAGGCAATCCTGAATTAGCTAAAGAGTTAGGATATGTTACCGATTTAACTTCAGAGCAAAAACTCCGTATTATGGAAGTCAACAAGGAAACTTTCCAGGAAATGAAATCTTTTACTGAAATTTCTAAGATGATCTCTGAGGTTAATAGCAAGATTGAAGATACTGAAGGTAAAATTGAGGATGTAAATAAATCATTAAACAAAACGAAACTCTCAATGAAGCCTGATGATGTATATAACCGCATTTCTACTGACTTAAAGAATAGATATGAAACCGCTGTTGCAGAACGTAGTGGTTATAATAGCCCAATGTCTGATTATCAGAATAATATTGATAAGATTCAGTATTTGTCTGATTTGTATGTTGCTCAGATGGCAAGAGTTAATGCTCAGAGAAAGATTTTGAGTGATGATACTAAAAAGTGGAGCGAACAAGATTTATATAATGAAAAGACAAAGTTACAACAGTGGGAATTAGAAGCCAAGCAGACAATGGCTAATGTTCGTCAAGCTAAACTTGATAGTACTGTTGGTATTCGTGAAGGATTAGCTGATGTAACTACTCAGTTATTGTTTGAAGGAAATAGCTGGAAAGATATATGGAAAAAGTTATGGCAGGAATTAGCTAAAGACGCAATTCTTTCTTTATTGAAAGTACAGCATCAAGCAAGCATACTTGGATTAGTAATGCAAGCTTTCGGATTATTTGGTGGCGGTGGAGGTAAAACAGTAAGTACTTCTATCGGTAGTAGTGTAGTCCAGTTTCCAAGAAGCCCTGTGAAACACATGGGCGGTAATATTAACGCATTTCCTAAGATGCATTCTGGCGGTGATGTGCAGCGTGGTCAGCTTGGTGTTGTTCCTAAGCTTAGGAATGATGAAGTATTGAGAACATTACAGGTTGGCGAAGAAGTTAACAGTATTGCAGATCGTAGAAGTAATGAAATCTTAGGTGCTGTAGCTATGAAAGCACTTGATGAAAAAAATCAGATGCCTTCTAATATTCAGATTTTTGCTATGGATAGTAAGAGTTTTGCAGAGTACCTTAATGAAAATGCTGAAGTATTAATTGGCGTATTGGCTAAAAACAAAGCATTAAATAGGCAATAAAAAGCGGCTATAATGCCGCTTTTTATTTTGATATTACAGTTTTCCATTCTTGTAAAATATTTTTATCTACTTCGTAGTATGTATATCTAATTTGCGGTTTTTCTTTTGTGTATGAAGGAATTTGAATCTTTATTGATTCTGCATTTTGGATGCTTTGTATATATGGAGTGATGTTTAAAGAATATGTGTGACCTACAGCACTTTGAGAGATTCTTGTATCAATATCTAATATATCATCTGTATTATTGTTTATTTTAAATTTAATGTTCTCTAATGCCAAGTATCTCCTTGATGGTGCATATCGTTTAGAGAGAAACATCATATATTCTGTTTTATTGCTATAAACAGTTTTTCTTAAAACTATTTCTATTGGTGAGTTTTCATTATTCCCTCTATCAAAGTAACTGTATGTAACAGTAGAGTTATCAAATTCGTTTGTATATTGGTTTATTTCCGCAAAGCAAATGTTGAACATTGCTAATGTTAAAGCAAAAGTAAAAAATAAGGTTTTCATTATAATTCCTCCTTTAAGGGTTGATATAAACATTATAAAACATTAGGGGTCAAAATGGTAGAACAAAATTTAGAAAAATTTGTTGGCATACCATACAAGTTTTTAGGTACTGATTTTGATGGTGCTGATTGTATAGGTTTATGCCAGCTTTTCTTTTATCAGCATGGCATTATGCTTGAATGGCGTGATGGTAGAAAGATTGATAAAGATTGGTTCGTGAAAGAGCCATATAGAATAGCACGTTGGCTTTACAAACACTTTAATAAAGTTAAATATGAAGATTTACAGTATGGAGATGTCGTATTGTTTGTAATAAATGGAGAAGGTCATACTGGCGTGTGTGTTGGTAATTATAAGGTTTTAACGATTTTAGAGCAGTTTAAAACATCAATGATAATGCGTTTGAATCGTGGGAACGTATTTTTTAGAGGTGGTTTTAGGTTAAAAGAAAACTGGAAGTGATATTATGCAAGTTTTTAATTTTTCATGGCAAGGTGATGTAAAAAGGTCAATACGTTATCTTGATAGAACTATAGATTTTGAAAGCGGTGCTTTTGCTGTACAAGAGGTTGGCGTTGCTCCAGTAGTTACTTTTCAGGTCAGTTTCAATAGCACAAAAGCTAATTTAAAAGAGATTGAAAAGTTCTATTTAATGCACAGGAAAAGCAAAAGATTTCTATTTATGTATGATAATGAAGAATATGTTTGTCAATTTACTTCTGATTGGCAGAGTAATGATACTTGGGGATTTGATGAACATGGTAGGGTATTAGGCTCTGTTTCGGTTGATTTAACAATGAGGGTAGTTGACATTGATGGCGTTTATACTGATCCATTTATACATATTATCTTAGACACAGATACAGGTGTTTTAATTGATTGTGGAGATGCAACAAGCAATGAAACAAGAGATGATTTTGCTTATGATTTAATTGAGGGTGGTAGCGCATGAAAATATTACCTGTAATTATTGAAAAAGCAAAAGAAGCTTACGGAAATTTCTTTGTTGAATTATATACACTTACTTTAACTACAGGGATAGTACGTTTATGTAATTGTGATAAGGTAGTTTCTTTTGCTGGTCATGATTATCAGCCTGTTCCGGTACAAAGAGGTTCTATAAAATCAACAGTTGATTCAAAAATTGATAATGTTGAGTTAAAGATAGCCGATACAGATTTAAGCAAGGTAGCTGCTTTGGTCGGAGGATTTGATTTTCGTGGTTGTTATTGTGAGATAGATAGAATCTTATATCCAGATAGTTTGACTGATGCAAGTGCATATATGATTGTCTTTTATGGATATTTAGATAATCCTACATATAGCAATGGCGAATTTACTGTACAGGTTAAGGCTGCTATGCCTTATACAACTAAACCTTCAAGAACTACTCAGTATTATTGTAATTCTATTTTTGGTGATGCTGAATGTAAGGCAAGCAAGGCATCACGTACAATAAGTATCAATACAGAAACATCAACAAGTGCTAAAATCATAGTTTTAAACGATTTATCAAGTTTAGAGGTTGGGTATTACAATAATGGCTTATTAACCATGGGATATGAAACGAAAATGATAAGTCGAGATTATTATGATAATAATGGTCAGAGAATTTTTCAGTTAGCTTATCCTTTTATGGGAGATATGGCTAAAACAGCTACAGTACAAAGAAACTGTGACAAAACAATTGAAACATGTAGGAAGTATGGAAATCAAAAGAATTATGGTGGTTTTCTGTCTGTTCCGAAAGAATATAGATTAGGCTAAAGGTGGTGAGAACTTGGGTAAAGGCAAAAGCACAGGTAAACTGCTCTTTAGTATAGCCGGCTTTGCGTTAGGTGCTGTTGGCGGTGCTATGGGGTGGTTTGGCAGCTCTGTACGTGTTGTTGCTGGTGCTATGTATGGCATGAGCATTGCTTCAACTATCTGGAGTGTTACCCAAAAACCAAAAACACCTGGATTAGATGTAGATGATTACAGTACTAATGATAATAGTCGGTTCGATTTAATAACAAATGAAATTTCAAGTAGTGCTGTTATACCAGTAATCTATGGTACTCGCAAGTGGGGTGGATTACAAACTTGGCATAATCCTCACAATTCTCAGCGTAATCTTGAAAAGGACGTTGTTATTTGCGAAGGTGGCATTAAAAATGTCTACAATGTATGTGCGAATGACGATTTAATTAAGAATAATACAAACGTTTCCATATACAATACTCAGTATGAAGATGCTACAGTACGTTGGAAAAAAGATGGCGATTGGAATGGTTATCTAATACTTGAAGCTGGTGGAACTTATCATGAATATCTTTGTCAGGATGTTGAAACACAAAATCAGCAGACAGCATTACTCACAACAGTAATTGAAAATATCAGAAATGATGCTGGTGATGGTTGGAAAATTGATGGAGCAGTTAATGATAAATCAAGCAAGGGCATTAATGCAAACGCTATTCAATTTAAAACAACTACGCCATGCAATTGTTATTGTGACCCGTCTAATCCGGAAAGAAATAATATGGTTGTTCTCGATAACAGAGGTTATAGCATGGGAACATATCATGTATATGATTGTCAAACTCCATCTAATTATAATGAAGTAGGCGGTTATCCTAATGTTTGCTGGATTCGTGCTGATTTAATAGCTTCTGCACGTTTGTCAGGTGGTAATCCTACAATCAATGGGATTGTACAGGGTAGGAAAGTTAAAGTATGGAAAAATAATGCTTGGGTAGAAGAGTATTCTGAAAATCCTGCATGGATTATAAGAGATTTCCTGACCAATAAGAGATATGGCTGTGGTTATTGGATTGCAGAAAGCAATTTAGATGATAACAGCTTTAAGGAAGTTGCTAAGTATTGTGATGCTTATGTTCCTTATGTTGATGAAAATGGAGTTACAAGGCAAAGAAAGCGTTATACGTTAAATATGGTTTTGGATAACTCTAAAAAACCTCTTGATTGGTTAGCCGAGATGTTTGCTTGCTCTGCAACATGGATAACAATTAATAAAAAGATTGCTTTACATGTAGAGAAAGCGGAAATTCCTATTTATGATTTTACAGATGATAATATTGTAAAAGACAGTGTTTCTATCACTCAGACTTCTATTGAAGATACTCCAAACAGATATAAGATTGGATATATAGAACCTGGTTTAAATTGGACTGAGGTTAAAGTAATTGTAGAAGATTTAGAAGCTCAGTTAGATAGGAATAACAGAATTGTAGAGAAAACTGTAAGTTTAACCGGATGTACTTCTCAGCAACAGGCTTTGCGTTTAGGTAGGCTTTATCGTGATTTGAACAAGACTTGTTCTTTGACAATATCGTTTAGCGTATCTACACAGGGCATGATGCTTGAAGCAGGAGATGTTGTCAGAGTAACTTATGGCGGTATCTTTAAAAAAATGCCGTTTAGAATTACAGAGATTGATGAAACAAATGCAGGAACATATCAGCTTACTTGTAGGCAATATAACGCAAGTATTTATAATGATGCTCTTGGTGCTACAATATCAATCCCTAATTACACATATAAAGACAGTCCGTATTTAAAGACAGCGGCAGCAGTAAGTAATCTTGATGTTATTGAAAACTCTTATACTGCTGAGGATGGGTCTTTGGTTATCGGTGTGTTTGTAAGTTGGGATAATTTACTTTATAAATATTTCGATCATTATAAAGTTTCAATGTCTAAAGATGGTGGTAAGACTTATAAGACTTATGCTTCTACTTTTGATAATTCAGTAGCAATTACTGGTATTTCTACTGGTAGATGGGTAGTTTGCGTACAGGGCGTATCTAAAGATGGTCTTGAAGGCAGACCAGCTACTAAAGCAATTACTGTAGTTGGTAAAGATGTACCTCCTGCTGATGTAAGGCAGATTGACTCTGAAGTGTTGCCTACAGGTGTAAGGCGTTTTTGGTGGGAGTTTACTTATCCTAAACCGAATGACATTTCAGGTTTTAAAATTAAATACACTCAAGGCACAAATGCTTCATGGAAAAATGCTCATGAATTGCATACAGGTCTTATTACTGCACAGCCTTTTGAAACAGCAGCTTTACGTGATGGTGTGCATACTGTAATGATTAAGGCTGTAGATAATGCAGGAAATGAAAGTAAAAATCCATGCTCTTGTATTTTGAATCTTGGTGAACCTTTACAGGATAATATTGTTTTCCAAAAAGATATGTCAGCTAATAATTGGGGCGTTGTTAGCCATAATGGGACTATTACAGGTGGTCATATTAGAGGTACTGCAAAAGGAAAGGCTCTTGATATTTATATTCCTGCACAGCCGTTATCTTATGGTCAGTTCTGGCTTGATTTTGAAATTCCTAATGGTTCTGCAACAGTACAGTATTGTTTGCTAAATGGTTCATTAGCGTGGTCTACACCTTCTAATTCAGGTTGGCATACAGCTTCAAAAGCACAATGGCAGTTCTCAGGTATATATAAGCCTTATACCGGAAAGGTTATGATAGGTTCTACTGATACTGTCCATATTATGATTCATATTGAGCCTAATGCTAATGAATACGCTCAGTTAAATAAATTTGTTGTCAATGTTGATGTTCCTGATAGAATGGAAACTTTTGACAATGTAATTATATCAACCTCTGGAACAACTCTTCCAATTAAAACACCTCATTATTATACTACTGCTGTACGTGCTAACACTATACAGTCAAACGTTAATGGTGTTTTAGAATTAGAGGTTGTGGATAGAATCCCTTGCAAGATTAAAGTAAATAAGATTAATTCTGATGGTAGTAAGACAGCTATATCTGCTGTAGCTGATGTGACTTGGCAAGGGTTTATTAAGGAAACATTATACTAAGGGTAGGTGATTAAATGTCAGAAGTAATTAAACTTATAAGAGATACAGACAGGTTTTTCCAGTATGAAACATCTTCAACACCTACTACAGAGGATGAATTACAGGCATATTTAAAAAACACTCATGCTGTAGTTGAAAATATTACTGATGCTGTTTTGTGGCAGCCATCTACAAAATATATATTGAATCAGCTTTTAAGAAGTCCTAACCTTCCTGCTGGAACATTCGCTAAATGTACTACAGCAGGAACTTCAGGGGCAAATGAGCCAGCATGGTCAACAAGTACAACAACTTTTACAGATGGATCATGTAAATGGACTTTAGTTTCAATACTTACGAATATTACAGCAACAGGTGATGTTACTGGTAGTGCTACTGTAGGTAATAATGGCTCTGTATCTATTTCTCTTGCTTTAGGGAATAAGGTTACTGCTGGTACTGTTGGAGATACTACTAATTCAACAGCACGTAGTTTTACAGTTCCGTATTTTGCTGTAGATGCTAAAGGTAGAGTAACTTCATACGGAAAGAGGACTATTACAGTTGCAAACGCAAGTAATGACTCTCTTGCTGTTACTGCTGGTACTCATGCAGCTCTTAATCCTTCTATGTCTGCTCAATTTTCTACAAGTGAATGGATTACAACATTTAATGTTAACAAAGCTACAGTTAAGGCAGGAACTTATTCTATCAAAACATTGATACAGGCATTATTAAATATGGCACATACTCACACATCAAAGAGGTTGTCTGGATCGAACTGTAATTGTAACTGTAACTGTGATTGTGATTGTGGTGATGATGGTGGGCCGTGATTATTGTTGGGAGGTATAATATATGATTGTTAAAGGTAATATTTTAACTAATAAAGGTTATGTAGATGTAACCGAACTAACAAAGAAAAATAGTACAATTAATCGTATGTCAAGACCTTTAAAGATATTACGGCTAAAGAAGAATAAGGTTGATACGATTATTAAGTTCAAAAATAATCCTAATTTGGCTGTTTCTTTAGATACAAAGATTGTCACAATCTATGGTGCTAAAGATGTGAGCGAATTAGCAGAAAAAACTATTTATATTATGCAACGTGACGGAAGGATTGTTAGCGATTCTGTTTATATACAACATTTAGAAGAACCTGTCACTTGCTATGATATTGGTGTTGAAAATGATGATAATTTCTTTTGTGAGAATTATCCGTTGATATAAGGTGATGAAATGTTAAAAATTCTATTTAACAAAAAATCTAATGCGAATAATACAATCAAACTCACTTTACAGAGTTTGAGTATTAAAGCAGAAGTACAGGATGAAGAACGTGGTAAGTCTGGATTTGATATTATAGAAACATTATCTCCGTACAATAGCTATGCGCTTGTATGTACACCTGGTAAGATTAAGATTTATAGAAAGATTCATAAGTCTGATTATAAGTTCTTAAATTTAAATCGCCTTGGTGTTAGTATCAAAATGGATTTTGCTAATATTATTCAGCTTTTCTCTGATTATGATATTATGCAGCTTGATACAGGTATTATCAATGGTACTGAAAGAGATATTATAATTCGTATTTTTGAAGGCAAACCTGAAAATACAACTATTAATGCAGATGAAGATTATGAGATTGGATATTTTAATTCTGACGATTTGATTAAACAAGACCATCCAAGAGATAATCTTTGGGATAGTTATTCTTTGAGTTTTAAAAATACAGAGTGGAAATCAAACAGAAAAGGGTTTTTGAAAGAAGAACCTAATACAGTATTTCTTACATCTGATAAAGAGTATTTCGATTTGACCATACAGAAATATAAAGGCGATTTTGTAGAACCTTTAAATCGTGATATTGATAATGAGGTTGTGTTGGTTGAATCTACTGCTGGTCTGGTTAATAATCGTAGGGTAGTTTTGAAAAATGGAAAAGGTCATTTCCGGTTATATCCTTTTGGTCATAAAGGACAGATTAAAATTAAGATTGGCAGAAAATGGTATGAAGTCTGGAACGAATATAATTTGATAGTGGAGTAAATATTGAAAGCTTTAACCATATATCTTGGTAGTAAATGTAATCTGAATTGCAAATACTGTCATAGAGAAAAAGATAGTATAGAAAATGGCATAAGCGATAATCTATTAAATTACATAAAGAAAAATGATATAAAACATATTAGCTTTATTGGTGGAGAACCTACTCTTTATATGAATGATATTCAAAGAGTTGTAGAAGCTAATCCTATGGCAGATTTTAAGATAACTACGAATGGTGTAGGTATTAAAAAATATCTGCCATATTTTTTATTTCATAAATTTTTAGTTTGTGTCAGTTTTGATGGAAATAATGAATTAAGAGGTTATGATCCGTTTCAGGAAGTGATTGATTATCCTTATATTGCTGTTTCTTGCACACTCTATCATGGTAATACTAATTTTAACGATATTATCAAGAAGTTTGCTGAAAAGGAAAAGATTGTAGGTAAACATTTATCTTTTTTCCCTCATATCATGCACTATACTTCAGACAGTAATAAGCAATACAGATTAACTGATGATGATTTTGACAGTATTGTTGAACAGTATAAAAAGTATGTAACAAAGTATGTACTTGATTATATAAGATATGGTGTTGAGAATGTGCGATATAAAGGACTGTTTACTCAGTTAAAGTCGCAATATGAAGCTAAATATCATTTTGGCGAAACGTATTGTGTGAATCATTATAGGCAGAAATGTAATTCTGAAGGCGAATTATTTTCGTGTCTTTATATACGCAATCAAAAACCGGATGATATTAGTGAACATATTAAAGTTAATTTTCCTGAATGTAGCTCATGCTATGTGTATGATATGTGTGGTGGAGCATGTATCAAGTCATTAGAGCATGAGAAGGAATGTATGTATTATTTTAAGTTGTATTCCTGGTTTAAAAAGTTTTATGAATTACACAAGGAGTTTATGTAATTGCATTTATTTATTTTTCCTAATGCAGTAAGTAAAAGTCATAGTCAAGAACAGATGAAGCTTAATATTAATGGTAAAAAGCTTGCTTTAATACTTGACAAAAAGCAAGTAGTGATTGATACGGAACTTTTGAGAAATGGTTCTTCTACAATGGTGATGTACAATCCTGTTACTGACAATCTGTATTCTCTATATAACTTTAGGGAGATATTACAGGTATTAGATATGACTCCTTTAGAGATGTTGCGTACATTTAACAATAGAGGATTAATGCAGATTGATAAAAGCGAAAATGATTTGTTTATCAAAGTCTTTTTGTTAAAAGGTGAAACTGAATTACAGTCTGATACTACAGACTTTTCCAGTTACAAGCATTGCACTAAAGATTATATTCATCCTCTTGATTGGCAATATAGCTGGACTTTGAAAAATGTTAAAGGCAACATTGTTGATAATTGTATCAATATTAGTTTTGAATTAGTTAGATCAGATTTTTGGAAAGAAGATATTTACTTTAATCATGCAGGACAAAGTTTTAAATTGCAAGATGGCTTGAATACTATCAATTTTCGCTATGTTCCTGGAGAGATGGCTTATATCGGTGCTCAAAATTGTAGGTATAAAGGCAGGATGATTGATTTAGAACGATTGGTTTATGATTGGAGTAAATAATGCGCTTTCGTGAATTTAATATTAATCGTATATATATCATGCTTGGTAGTGCTTGTAATTTCCATTGTAAATACTGTTTGCAATGTGATATGAAGCCTGATAAAGATAAACATATCAGCGAAAAATTACAGCAGTATTTATGGAGATTAATAAAAGAGCGTGATAATCAAAAGAAAATTCACATTATGTTTTGGGGTGGTGAACCTTTACTTTACTTTGAACAAATTAAGGAAATAGTAAAGATTTTTGGTAGTTCCTTTACTTATGGGATTGTAAGTAATGGGAGTTTACTGAATCAGGATATAGTTGATTTTCTGAATGAGAATGATATTAATTTTACTCTTAGTCATGATGGGATTAATACTATTAAGACACGTAGGGTAGATGTTATCAAAGATTTAGTGATTAAATCAATGTTAAATCAGATTAATAATTTGTCTGTAGATGCAACTACTTCAGCTTTTAACATTGATTACGATTCATTGATTGATTATTGGAATATCGTATTACCTAAAGCAGTTCCTAATATTGAGCTTTTACGTGTTACATGGGATATGTCTAAAGAGCTGTACTGCTTAGATTTAGATGAATATAGAAAGAATACTGAATCATTTTTTAATAAAGCTGCTGATGATCTATTAAGTGGGAACATCACTAAAAGATTGTTGGTAGCTTTGCCTTTTATTAAGACTGTAGCTAATGGCATGGATGGTAATAATCATTATTTGAATTGTGGTCAAATATATCATAATTTGAATGTTGATTTAGATGGGAACATATATGTCTGTCATAATACTGGTGTTGTGATTGGCAATGTTAATGACAGCAGAGAAAAATATATTGAGAACTATGAAAAATGGCTAAATAGTAAAAAGTTAAAAGCATGTGATGAATGTGTTATTAAAGATTATTGTAGTGGTGGCTGTCCTTTAGAACCGGAAGGTGAAAATGGCTTACGGAAATCATGTGCAATAAATATAGTCTTTTTTGAAAGTGTTGAAAAGGCAGTTAAAAAAATCATTTCAGCGATTGGAGGTAAATTCAATTCAGAATGAGGGGTGATTAAATGGAAGTGCTAATCAATATTATAGTTGGTGTTGCGGTTTCTGTTCTCTCAGGTGTTGTACTTCGTATGCAGATAAAGTATGAAGCAAGGCAGAAAGAGAGAGAGCAGAGAATGGAGAAGATTGTTGGCGATTTAGAACTTGTTAAAAGTGGTTTGTGTGAGTTACTTGGCAATTATTTAGATGATGCATACGAAAAATATGAAGCACTTGGTTATTGCCCTATAGACAAAAAAGAAAAATATGCTCATTCTTACAAAATTTACCATGAAGCAGGTGGAAATGGAATCCGGACAGCTAACATGAGAAAAATTGAAGCTATGAGTGTTCATCCTGTTACAGAAGAAGGTATCAGCTATGAAGAGAATGGTTGATAAAATCTTTTCTGTAGTACAGATGTTTTCAGACAAAATAACAGAACATAGAGTTGGAAAGATGCACATGATTAATTTCGTGTGCATTTATTTATGTATGTTATTTACATTGTTTCTGATTGGTTGGTTATATCAGTGGGTTATTTTAGCAAAGCTTGATTTACTCATGTTATTGGAAGGTATTAAACCTCTTGGTGGTGCTGGCTTTTTGGCTTTGATTAAGTACATTACTGATGTTACCAGTGAAACAAAAATTGCTTTAGATGCTAACGGAAATGGTATTCCAGATGATGAAGAAGGTGATGTGATTGATAAAGGAAATCCAGTTTCAGAGAAGTAAACAAAGGATTTATGCAATGGATGAATATTATTGCGTAGTCGCTGATTATCCTTGCAGAGATGCTTATTATAACGATAACGGATTAAGGGAATCCCTCCCTAATGGAACGTATCTTCATGTTTCGGCTGAAATCACGAACGGAAAATACGGAGCTGCTTACGGAAATTTCTATATCACTACAGGTGATTTTAGAGGGCGTGATATTCATGGTGGCGGTTCTGGTTTACGTGATCCGTTTGCAGATTACCAGCCTTTAGTTCCGACTTATGGATGCCTGAGAATGTACAACAAAGATGGTGTTGAGCTTTCTCAGATGATTATTGACAGTGGTAATGATGTGATTTTAACGGTGGTGGATTAATTGGCTAAAACATTATGGAAAGCACGTATTAAGCATAGGACTGATTCTACAGCTAATTGGAACAGTAAAAATCCTATTCTCTTTAATGGTGAGTGGGGTGTTGAGCGTTCTACAACAGGAATTAAGTTTAAAGTTGGTGATGGTCAGAGTCACTGGAAAGATTTAGCTTACCTTCAGATTTCGCTTGATAATGCTGCTTTAACGTATTTTGAAGAAATTAAAACTACTGCAACATCAAGTGTTACCCTGGCTGCTAATTCAGCTACAAACGCTAAGAATAGTGCTACAGCAGCAGCTAATTCAGCTACTTCAGCTAATAACAGTAAAGTTGCAGCAGCTACTTCTGAAGCCAATGCTAAATCTTCAGAAACAAAAGCAAAGACTTCTGAAACGAACGCAAAAACAAGCGAAACGAACGCAAAGGCTTCTGAAACAAAAGCAAAGACCTCAGAAACCAATGCGAAAACTTCAGAAACCAATGCGAAATCAAGTGAAACAAACGCTGCATCTTCCGAAACAAATGCAGAACAAGCTAATACTTCTGCACAACAGGCGTTATTAGATATACAGACTTTATACCAGGGCATTCAGTCAGTACTTCCTGCATCTGTTATTAATTCATTTTGGGATAGTACAAAGACTTATCAACCTGGTGATTGCGTTATTACTAATGATGGTTCTTCTTATCGTTGTATCAAAACATCAACAGGTAATCCTCCGGTAACATCTCCTGAATATTGGGCGAGTATTTCAATAAGTATTACAGAAACTTTTGAATATGACTCTAATGGTGACATTATGCCTAAAATAGTTCCTGTTGCATCTCAGATGTTTGATATTGATGATAATGGCGATATTACTCCAACATTTTAATATAGGAAGGTGAATATATGGCAACAAGAAGTTATGTTCCAAGAGCTGATGGTGAAGGCTCTATTGGTACTTCAGTTAAAAAATGGTTAAACGGATTTTTTAAAGCAATAAATATTGAAAATACGATTACAGCTAAAGACTTAAATTTAAGTAATAAAGCTACTGTAAAAGATTTTGAAGCAAGTGGAAATGTTGTTGTTGGTACTAAAACCAAAGGGGATAATTCCACAAAAGCAGCTTCTACAGCTTATGTAATGACAGCTCTTGGAGATTACGCTGCACTTGCAGGAGCGACTTTTACAGGGGCGGTTTTAGGTGTTACTCCTGAACAGTCAGATAATAGTAAGAAATTCGCAACTACAGCTTTTATTAAGACTTTGTTAGGTTCTTATGCTCCTATTGCATCTCCTACTTTTACTGGTACTCCCAAGTCTGTAACGCCAGCAGCTTATGATAAAAGCACACAAATTGCTACAACAGCTTGGTTTTATACTTTTGGCTCAGAAGCAGGATTTCATAATAGCATTTTTAGAGGTAAAAGCTTAGGAACATCTGTATCATCTGCACAGAGAGCAGCGATTACAGCAGGAACTTTTGACGATATGTTTGTAGGCGATTACTGGACTATTAATGGTGTTGTTTGGCGAATTGCAGGATTTGATTATTGGTACAATGTTGGCGATACTAATTTCACAAAACACCATGTAGTTATTGTACCTGATACCTGCCTGTACAATGCTCAGATGCACAAAACATCAAGCGGTGCTTATGAATCTGGTGCAGTAAACACAACAGAGGGCGGTTATTTAGCTACTGATTTGTATGCAGAGTTAGATACAGCAAGGAACTTGGTTTATGCTGCTTTCGGTCAGGCTAATGTTCCTACACATAGAAAACTTTTGCCTACATCTTGCACAGGCGGTAAATATACATCTTGGGCATGGAAAGATAGCAATGTTGAATTAATGAATGAAGTTATGGTGTATGGAACGAGAGCTTGGGGCGATTCTGGTAATAATGGTTATTCTGTTGGTAGCCAAAAGACACAGTTGCCGTTATTTAGGCTTTCTCCAAGGCATATCAACACAAGACAAACTTACTGGTTGATGGACGTGAGTTCCGCAGCGTACTTTGCGAGTGTCTACTACGGCGGCGCTGCGGGCAGCAGCGGCGCTTCTTATCCTTATGGCGTTCGCCCTGCTTTCGCCTTAATCTAATGATCTAAAATCTATGCTCCTATATGGAGCATAGGTTATTTTTTTGCTAATTTATCTATCATACAGGAGGTACAATGAGTGTTGTAAAAAGTAAACGTAAAGAATCTAAATTTGAAGTTTTACATCACGCTTATAAATTACGGAAAGATATTACAAATTTATTGCTCTATGATTTTGGTTATAAATGGAAAGAAAATACTTTGGAATCTGAATTTCGTAGCCAAAGGAGAGCCGCTTTTGAATCATGGTTTATTGAAAATTCAAGAACTGTGATTATTGCAAGGTTGCGTAATTTAATAGCGAATTTAATAGCAGCGAATACTATATATCCTATTAATGATGCTGAGTGGACTGAAAGACGCTTGTATCAAGATAGAGCTATAGTTAACTGTTATCAAATACTACAGGAATTACAATATTCCATAGAAACAATTAAACCGGATATTAACAAGTACACTCGTTTTGCATTAGAAATTAACAATCAAGTTAAATTAATTAAAGGCTGGAGAAAATCTGATAATAAAATCAGAACGAAACCAGCAACATAGGGCAATCTCTGTAATACGCTGTTCCGTGAGTTCCGCAGCGAACTTTGCGAATGTCAACAACAACGGCAATGCGAACAACAACAACGCTTCTAATCCTAATGGCGTTCGCCCTGATTTCACTTCCACAATTTTAAGTAGGCTCTGTGCTGAAAGTGGGAAAGAGAAAGGAGAGGTTGTCCTTCCGATATGGTAAATACTAAACACGATACTTCCAGATACGTCTGATGAGGTTATAAACGTGGATTATTCTGAATTTAACGATAGTGTTATTACTGATGCAAACTACCTGTATGATGGATATTTAAAAGCAAAACTTAATAGTAATTGGAAACCTGAAGTTCAATTGTTTGAAGCTAATTATTTATTGGAGATAGCTCTTTTACAAAAGGAATTAAAAGACGGAACATATAAAACTTTTGAACCGAAATCTTTTATTATCAATGAAAGAGGTAAGACAAGGTTAATAAAAGGCTTGCGAATGAGAGATAGAGTAGCCCGTCATGCTTTTTGTGATTATGTTTTGAGTCCAATATTAAGACCAAAGCTTATTTATGATAATTATGCTTCTCTTGAAAAACGTGGTATTTCAATGGCACGTAACAGGTTTAAATGGTTCTTACAAAAATGGTTTAATCAACATAAATCTAATACTGGTTGGATTTTGGTAGAAGATTATAGTGGATTCTATGACAATATACTGCATGAGGTTTTAAAAGAAGAAGTAGGTAAGCTGTTACCTACAGAGAAAGACAAATGGTATTTATCTCTAATATTGCATGATTCTGTTGTTGATGTTTCATATCTTTCTGAAGAAGAAAGAAAACGATATAAGACAACAAAGTTAAAAATTCTTGAGCATAATAAAATTCCTTCAAAGCTTAAAACAGGTAAGTATTTTTGGGAAAAATCTTTAAATATTGGAGATCAGGGTTCACAAAGCCTTAGTACATTCTATCCTACAAGGATTGATAATTTTATTAAAATCGTATGTGGCGTTAAATTTTATGGTAGGTACATGGATGATTCGTTCATAATTGCCGAAACTAAAGAAGAACTAAAAGAACTCCTGGTAAAGATAAAAGAAATTGCTGATGAAATAGGTATTTTTATTAATCCAAAAAAGACAAGGATATATAAATTAAGCTCAAATTTTAAGTTTTTACAAATGCAGTATTGTTTAACCAGTACCGGAAGAGTTATTGTTAAAATTAATCCAAAACGCATTACAGCTATGCGGAGAAAACTCAAGAAACTTAAAAAGAAATTGATTGATGGTAAAGTTCCGTATCATGACATAGAGAGTATGTTCAAGTCATGGTATGGTTCTTTTTATAAATATATGTCAAAGCTTCAAAGATGTAATTTAATTAAATTGTATGATGATTTATTTATTGATGAATTAAGAGGTGTATCAATATGTCAAACATTGGGTCTAATGGTTTTACGCTTGAAGAAACGAAAGAGCTGAAGAAAAATGCTCTTAAAGCTGTACGTGATTATAGAGAAACACAGCCTGTAGAATATAAAGGGCATCTCTATGATTTTGATGAAAAGTCTTATCAGCGAATTTTAGCAGCGATTTATGCTGTTGGTGATGGCGGCAGTATTTACTGGACTACTGCTGATAATGATGTAGTCAATGTTACTGCTTTTGATTTAAAGAATGTTATTGCTTCTGCTGCTGCACGTAGTAACGTTCTCCATCAAAGATATAGAGAATTAAAAGATATGATTGCTGATGCAAAGTCTGTTGAAGAAGTGGAAGGTATTGAGTGGGACTTAAAAAATGAAGATTTACAGATTCAGTAAAACTACAAAAGAGTTTATTGGTGAAGAAAATGCAAGGGTAAACGCTTTAAAATCTATGGTGGAACATAAGACAATTTATGTTATACCAAGAGATTGTACTACTGTAGAGCCTGTTTTCCAGGGAGGATATACTCCTGTATGGAATGGAGAAGTATGGAACTTATTTGAGGATCATAGAGGAGAGCAGTATTGGTTAGATACTGATGAATATGGTGCAGAACCTCATATTATGGAAGTTTTAGGTGCTTTTCCTGAAAATGCAGTATTTGAACCTCCATCTAAAACATTAGATATGCTGAAAGCAGATAAACTTATTGAAATCAGACAATGGACAGAAGAACATATCACTGGTGGCTTTGTATCAGACAATGTTACTTATGATTCTGATGTTGATACTCAGATTACCATGCAAGGGATAGCCTTGAATGTTAATACCGAGGAGTTTGTTGAAAAATATCCTAATGGTTGCCCTGTACGTGGTTATGATAAAGGCTCTGATACTAAAACAATCCATTGGCTGAATGCTGAAGGCGTATTAAAGTTTTGTGCTGATTTATCTAAACATATCGGAGCATGTAAACAAATAGGATGGCAGTTACAAGGGATGGTTGATGATGCAAAAACTAAAGACGATCTTGACAAAATTAAATGGATTGAATTGGAATGAGGTTAAAAATGACAAAGGAAATATTTTGCTTGTTATTATCATTGTGGTTGTCCTTGGGCTTTCCGGTTATCTGCTTGGCAGAGAAATCTTTTACAGTTCCAGAGAGCCAGTTAATCAGGTTAGAGAACAGATTACAGAAGCTATCGGAAACCAATCAGAGGTCACAAGAAAAATATCAGAGAGCATTGACAAGAATCAAGAGCTTAGAAGAACTCTTGAAGAAGCAAGAGGAATCACTCATACACTCACTGGCGAAGTCAAGGGAATTAGAGAGGAAGTTGAAGGAATCGGAAACGATTTCACTGAAGCAGATAAACTCATTAGCGAATGCAAATCAATACTTAGAGAAATACGTGAATCAGGAGGAGAAGAAAAAAAGTAAGCTAAAGACAGAAAGAAATATTTTACTTGGTGCTTTAGCTACTGCTATTATTGTTGCTGTATCTAAATAGTCGGAGTTAGAGCTTATGCTTTAGCTCCGATTTTTTTGTTTATAAATATTTACTAAAACTACTTGACAAACGATATAAAAGGATATATAATGTGAACGTAAATAAATTTAAGGAGGTGTTAGATGATTAAACTGAGGGTTGTATTAGCATTGATATTGTCATTTCTTACAGTATTTCCAATAGTATTAGCTAAGAAAAAAGAACCAGTTAAAACTCAGACAGAAGTAGTGTATGTGGATATTATCCCTGATATTCAAAAGGCTGATATGTTTTTAGCTGAATGTACAGCTTATACTGCTGGTTATGAATCTACTGGTAAAAGTCCTGGAGATGTTGGTTATGGAATCACAAGTTCCGGTAAGAAAGTTAGACAAGGATATGTAGCAGCAGATGTAAGGATTTTACCTTATGGAACATTGATTTACATTGACGGAATGGGAGTATATGAAGTGCAAGATACAGGCAGCGCAATTAAAGGATGCAGAATTGATATTTACTATGACAATTTAACAGATGCCTTGAACTTTGGCAGACAAAAGAGAAATATAATCGTTCTGCATAAAGGTTAATTTTTTTATGCCTTTATCATTCACTTTAACTACTTTAGGAGGTGTTAAAGTAAATTAGCGAAATATCAAAATGCGGTAACTGTAATGGTGAAGCCGTAGTAGTGAGCAGAGTATTAAATGGAATGTTTGTGTACAGTACGCAATGTTCTAAATGTGGTTGTCATTTAACGTATTGGTACAAAAACAGTGAATCAGCAATAAAAACCTGGAATAAATTATGGAAAGAGAAAAGGAGTAATAATTGAAGTTTGTTTATGTTAGCCATCCATACACAGGTGATGAAAAGCGAAATGTAAAAAGCGCAAGGAAGTATTGCAGATATTTAAAAGCTGCTCATCCTGACTGGATTATATTTAATCCGCTTGATAATAATAAATTCATGCACAAATGCGATTATGAACACAAAGACTATATGGAAATTGATTTAGAAATTATTAATAGAATGTGTGACATTATCGTTATGTGTGGTGAATGGAGGTCAAGCTATGGATGCATGAAAGAACATATAGAAGCTGTAAAAGCTGGCTTAGAACTGTATTATTGTGATCGAGTAAGGTTTCCTGCAATAAAAGAAGTTAGAGAAGAAGGTTATACAATGAGGAAAGAAAATTGTTGACATTAGGGAGCTTATTTGATGGGATAGGTGGTTGGCAGTTAGCAGCTATACGTGCTGGAATAAAACCTATATGGAGTAGCGAAATAGATCGTTTTCCAATAGCTGTAACGAAAAAGCATTTTCCTAATACATTACAACTTGGTGATATTAAAAACATAATAGGTAGTAAAATTCCAAAAGTTGATATTGTAACTATGGGAAGTCCTTGTCAGAATCTATCAATAGCAGGAAACAGAGAGGGTTTTAATGGTAAAGAAAGCGGATTATTCAAAGAAGCAATCAGGATTATCAGAGAACTCCACTCATTCTATGGGGGGGG